AGTGTCAGTTCCAACAACGCTCGCCGACGCACCAATGTCGTGAACATCAGAACCCGCAGCCTGATGGCTGCGAAAGTCAGTAAAGTCAAGCGCAGACACACCATGCTCAACCGCCGTACCAGCAGAGTGCGTCCGAGCTGACGTACCGTCAACACCACGGGTGACCGTGAAGGCTGAACCAACCACACCAGTAACGGTGACAATCTCTTCGTTGGCTGAGTCCTTCTCCAAGATCAGTGTGAATGGATAACTTGACGGGAAGCCGCTCGATGAAGCGACCGTGATCTGAGTGTCACCAGCACCAATCGACGACGACAACGTCGTCGTGACCGCAGTGGATGAGTAATACCGAGCAGGAGTTGCCATGCGCTACCTCGCGTATTGAATGATCGACATGTAGTTGTCCTGCTGCTTCGCCTTCTCCTCATTCAGGCGAACCGTGAACAACTGGTACAAGTAACGGGCAACCGAAGTGGACTCACCCGTCGGGACAGGCGAATCGACCAGATCAGCAGCCGGAGTCCGGGCAACAACCTTGCCCGGATCAACAGTGGAAATCAGACGCCACATCGCGCCCAAGCGGATGACATCCTCCGCGCTCGCCGGGAGACCAGTCACCGTGACGAAATCATCCGCCGTCGTTGACAACTCCGTCGGATACTTCGCGTACTGCACACGCACCGTCCTGCCCGGAGTTGGGAACTCGTTCAACACAATCGCCGAACGAACAGTGGAAGCGTCACCAGTGACGCGGAAGTTCCGGTCGATGCGGTAACGCTTAATCAGAGGCCACACCTCAGTCGTGTCTGGTGCGTCCCACGCAACACCCGTCACGTCCTGAAAATCGGTAGGTAACGCATACGCATACGTCGTGCCATCGAACTCAAACTCGTGCGAAGCCATCGCACGAAGATCGATAGCGCGGATGGTCTCATTCAACGCACGCTTAATCTGATCACGGGGGAAGATCGGGTTGTTGCGGACCTGAGTGTTGACGCCGTGCGCTGCAGCGGTCGTGCCACGGAAACCGCGACCACCCGGCAACACAGTTGCCGTACCCGCTTGAGCATTCACACTCTTCAGGTACACCAGCTCGTCGCCCACCTCAACGATGCCCTTCGACAACGCTGCCGTGTCATCAACAGTGAGTGTCGCATCCGAGTCGGTTGCCGACTGCAGCAGCACCGTGATCGACTCCTGACCACGCACATACGAGGACACCTCCGCGAGTGTGTCCTCGACGATCTGACCGAAAGTACTCACGCCTTCACCGCCCTGCCGAGAGAATCGCTCGCCCGAACAGCGGCATTAATGTCTTTCAACTTCGTGGTACGCGGCTGAATGCCGGTCTTGCGTGCATTCCTATATGCGTCCAGTTCCTTGTCGTTTGCGTGCGACCAAGCGCGAATGTGCATATCTTGGTAAGAAAGCGTTGAGGCTTTACAGCCAAAGCAACCCTCCACAAATTCTGGATGCGTGCGCTCACGATGCAGAGACATCACAACTCCGAGACGTATTCACCGAGACCGGCAGCCGTCAACTCGGTAGCCAGTTCGTCACTGATTTCAATATCGAAACCTCCACGCAGCACAACATCGCACTGCGCGAGGAAGTCACCTTGAGGCGTCATAATGGTGCGCCACACACCATCTTTCTTTACGACTGTTTTAGCGTCGTAAATTGAAGTCCACCACAAAGGGTCTGGTCGGCCTCGCTTCATCTCCAACGTCGGACCACGAAACAACTTAGCCATGCTTCGCGGCCCAAGCGTTCGCCACAGCGGACGGATACTTATCGAACTTCTTCTTCGCCGCAGCAATCTGCTTCTTCGTCAGTTTTTTGCTGCGCTTTTTCGGATTCGGCTTAGACCAGAACTTCTTCTTCACTTCTTGTGTTCGACCTTCTGCTTCGGGATGTTGCCGTTCTTGGCGTTATTACCCGGAACCATCGCGTCGTTCACGTCCTTACAACCACAGGAAGCGCACATGAGTTCTCCTTCAAGTGCGAGGAGGGGCCACTTGTGGCAGCCCCTCCTCGCTTTGATCTAGTAAGTGACTAGATGCTCGACGTGCAAGAAATGACGTAACGAGCCTCGGGCCGGTAGATGTTCCAGCCGAGCAATCCCTTGTAACCGACGCTCCTGAAACGCATCAGCTTGTCGGTGATCGGCGACACGACTGTCTTCGGCTCATAAGAGACCGCTTCCAGCAGAGCCTGCTTGCCCATGACGATCACCTTGTGATCGAGCGAGGTGGCAGTACCCGTAGCCGAAGCGGACGACACGTTCGACGCAGTTTTCGCGTAGGTGAACGTGGTCGCCGACGGGACAGACGCAACGGTGAACGAACCATTGAAGGTTGCGTCCACACCAGCGACAGTCACGGTCTCGCCCACCTCAAAGCCGTGAGCGGCAGAGGTGGTCAAGGTTGCAACGTTGCTCGTCAGAGCCTTGTTGCTGACCGTGCGCGTGATGCCATTGGACGCCTGCTCCACGCGAGCAGACTCGATGAACTTGACGCCTTCGTAGACGCCAACCTCGCCGTTCCAGATGTTGCCCACACCGGCTTCGGTGTAGGTGTGCGGCTCACGCCACACGTTCGCGCCCGACGCAGCGGCCTCCGTGCGGAGGTCATACGAGGTGTCCGGGTGCAACATGCCGATGTAGAAACCACCATCGCGGGGCTGCACATTCGCGCCACGCAACTTAGCCACAGCCTTGCGGATATCCGCAGCCTGCAGCGTGGTCGTCGACTCTGTGGTCTTGTCCACACCGTTGACCGTGGTCTCGTCGTCAGCAACCGTTCCGGCGTAACGACCAGTCGCCAAACCAACGAGGGTCTGGTAGACGAGGGCGTCGAACGAATCACGCATGTTGTAACTGAGCATGTCAGCCACAGCGGGATCGATCGCAGACAGCGACTCAAGAGCGAGACGCTCAGTGGTGGTGACGGCATTGCCGTACTCGTTAACGGTCACCTGAACCTTGTTGGTGTTGTTGAGCGCAACAGCACTAACGTCCGAGGTCTCAGTCAGCGGGGAGCTGATCCGAGACAGGTCATTGTGCAGTTGGAACACAACAGTCGCACCGGGGTTGGTGACATCAACAGGCCGCTTGTCCGCGAACTTGCGGAACATCGGCTCGCTGCGGAGGTTGAACTCCACATACTTGTCATACGCTGTTTGAATAAGGTTAGTCAGCGTACTAGTTGACGTGTCAGCCATTGTTGGCTAACCCTTTCTGTGAGATGTTGTTAGGACTGTCAGCCCTTGAGGATCGCTGCCAACTCCTCAGGAGTTGAAGCGTTCTGGATCTTTTGCTCCAGACTCTGACCCACGGTCGGGTCAATGCCGCCTTCCTCTACCGCTGACATCAACGCGGCGGCTTCATCGGCAGTCGACGGCTCTTGCGTCGACTGCTCCTCGGTTGACTGAGTAGCACCGAAAACTTCTCCGTACTCCTTGAGCCAAGTTTCTAGATCGTCTTCGTCCTCGACATCGTCGGGAACAAACGCTGCGATCTTCGGGTTGTAACCCATCTCGGTTAAAGACTCGCCAATCTGCTCCGTGCGAGTTTGAGTGAAATACTCTTCAAGCATTTCATCGCGCTCTTTCAAAGCAGACGACATCTCTTTCAACTGCTTACGCAGTTGCTTCACCAGATCGCCGCTATCTTCCGCGTCGAAATCGTCGTACTCAGCCATTCCATCTCCCTGTTGTTTCCTTGTTGGATGCACTCACCCACACACGCATATGGGGGTATGCGTGTGGCTGTGGCGACTATCGGTCTCACTACTCTCACCGGGGCCGACCGATCCGGTTGAGGGTGGACGTGTCCAGAATCGAACTGGAGTTAAAGAACCAACGCGGGAATCATCACCCCGAATTACGGTTCCTTCTAACCTGTCACGCCCGGACGTTTACACGTCAGTACGGTCACGCAAGGACGACTTGCCCAATGCGCTCTGCTTGCTGAACTGCGCCCTTTCCTTCGACGCAAACTTTCGACGCTTGCGGCCAGAAGCCGCACCGCCAGAAAGATTCAAGTCCTCGCGGACGATGTCCTTGAAGTCCATCGCCTCGCCATACAACTTGCCGAGACGCTCCACCGCAGGAGCGTCCTCGGCTGCCTTAGAGAAGGCAGCCTCTGTTTCCTGCTTCGTCTTACCGAGATCGTAAATCTCACCGGACATTTCTTGTCCGGGCATGAGTCCTTGCCTGCGACCAATTCCAGAGATGGTCGCTGTGCCGTACATGCGCTGCAGCTCGGTGCGCGAATTCAACCCGTAAGCACCAGTAGCCCTCGCCGCTCGACCCTCAAGAACAGGCATAGCGCGAGCGGGATCCAGAAGGTACGCGGCCATATCCGACGGTGACATGTTGTAGTAGTCACGCAACGCGCCAATAACCTCCGCGTCCGCGAAGTTCAAAGCGTCATACGCGGTATCCACACGAGACTTGAACTCACTCGCGCTGATGCTGTTCGATATCAGGTTCGTGAAATCATCCGGTGAATCGTAGAAACCAGTCGGCATGTCACGATCCGCGAGGATCGTGCGGTAAGTGTTCTCTGCCTCGATGTACTCGGCAGGAGTCAACATGCGGTCACCCGGTCGTCCTTGACCGTTCTTGATCCGCTCACGAATAACTTCGTTCGCCTTAAACCGCTGCTTGTACGGTTCGCTGCTGTACACGGCA